GGTTTAAAGGAAGTTTTGGAGAGTAAAAAAGAAGCTGCCTCTGAAGTTGAAAAGAAGTGGTGGAAGGTTTGGTAAATTATTAATACTTGAAAAAACGACTTTTCTATTAGTAGATTAGTCGTTTTTTTTTATAAATTATGGAAAAAAAATACATAAAAAGCTTGTATACTCCACATATGTGTGGTATAATTGATATATAGAAAGGAGGTGAACAAGTGGTAAAAATAATAATAGCCTCAATAATTTCACTTCTAACCATATATCAATTGTGCCTAACAATCGTAAAAACAAGGTTAGAAATAAAAAAATTGAGACTTGAAATTAAACGAGCGAGAAGAGGGCAATAGCCCTCCCTCGTTTGTAATTTTACCACAAACATATGAATTTATTAACAACCATTTTATTCGTTACTGTTCCACTTATTATTGTTTTAAGTTTTATTATTATTGCAATGAAAGTTTATAAATGGTACTTAAAAAGACAACTAGAAGAGTTGAAAAAAGGAGATCAATAAATGCACCCGATTGACTTATTATGTAAGGAATTCAATACAACTAGATATGAAATGTCAAAAAAAACAGGACTTAGAGAAACTATGCTAGGAAATCTAGTTCAAAGAAATACTGCAGTTGAAAATTTAAAGATTGGTACTGTGATAAAGATTTCTAACGCATTAAACATTCGTATTGAAGAAGTGATTTCTAAGCTTCTTCAATACGAAAATAATGAATTGTAATGAAGATAATATTATTGGAATTCTTAATTTTATTTTTTAATATCCAAGTTTCATTTTAATTTTTATAACGTATCCTATCTTAACAGTTATATATTTTGCATTTTATGCTATACTATTACTAACAATAAACTTTGTAGCAAAAAAATAGACAACGTGCTCAAACACGCTGTCTACAGTAAATTTGTTACGAAGCGACATAAGTTATTTACGTTTTCGCTTTATATGCCGAAAAACCCGCCTAACGTTTGGTCGCGCTGAGGCGGGTTTTTCATGTTTATTAATTAATTGTTTTTGTAAGTAAGGTGCAAAAATCTGCAACAACAAAATAATTAATTTCATAAACGACGAAAAATTTTCCATAGCATTCACCTCCTTTACGTTCAAAGTCGAACGTAAAGCGAAAAGTAAATAACTATGTCGCCTCTATAACAAACCTACTTAATTCTACTATAACAGAAACTCCTTATGTATTACATATAAAAAAGCCCTCTACTTTTAATGGTAAAGGGCTTTTTTGCAGTCTCGACAAACCGCATTAACATGTTTAATTATAATAAAAATAAGTAAGAACACAAGTTCTAATTATAGAATACATGTTTCTATAATTTTTTTCAACCTTTTTTTATTTTAAAAAGTAATTTAATTCTTTATTTAAGATTTTTGCACCTATTTTACTTAATACAATTTTACCTTCAAAAAAGGAAGTGTTTTTATCACTCAATTCACCAGTAATAAAACAAGCATTTTCATGCCTGTGTTTCTTCATAACCAAATTATTATGATCTACATATATTTCAATTGGGTCTTGTGTTTTTAAATTTAAGTTATCGCGTAACTCTTTAGGAAGAACGATTCGCCCCATTCCATCAACACGCCTAATAGAGCCAGTAGATTTCATTAAATACGCCTCTTTCTTATTAATTATGATATAATTTAATTGAATTTCTATCTTATTCAGAGCACCTTGATACTTATCAAAGTGCTCTTTTTTTACTTACTTATAAACATCTGAGTCCAATAATACTTCCCATCCTTAACAAATCCAACACCTAAATGAGTAAAACTAGCATTCATTATATTTGCTCGGTGTCCTGGACTATTCATCCACGCAGTTACAACCTCTTGAGGTGTTTTTTGACCTTGAGCAATATTTTCACCTGCTGATTTATAGTTAACACCGAAAGTTTTCATCATTTCAAAAGGTGTACCGTAAGTAGGACTATTATGACTAAAATAATTCTTTGTGTTCATGTCGACGCTTTTTGCGTGCGCGGCTTTGTTTAAATTCGAGTCATCGGCTTTTAATGGCGTTAACCCAGCTTTAGCACGCTCCTTATTTGTCAAGTCGAGAACTTCCTTCTCGTAACCTTGAAGAGCGTCTTTGCTGGGAGTGTTAATGACTTCGTCTTTTTTTACAGGTTCAGATGGTTTGTAATCGTTAAGTTTAGGATTTGCATTTTTTAATTCCACTATAGAACAATTCAAACGATTTGCTAATTGCTGAATTGTTTCGGGTCTGATTAATTTATATTTGTTGGAATTAAAATTTGTAAAAAAAGAATCTGTTTGCTTCTTATTTAATTCCTTTAAATGTTTGTAGTTGATTTCATTTTTTTGAACCAAGTTTTGATAGTTCGTTTGAAGTTCACTAGATTGATTATTTTCCCTACGTGAAGCAAGGTCACAACGTTTAAGACTAAAAAGAACAACGAGAAAAATTGCCATAATGAAGATCCATTTCCAGACACTTGTATCTTTTTTTTCATACATTTATAAGTCTCCTTTTTTAATAAATTTAAAAAAGCTGCCAAAATGACAGCTTCTTTTTAAATATCTATATTGTCATTTCTTCCAAACGATTTAAAACCACTGTATAAGCCACTTGCAGACAAGCCCCAAAGGATTCCTAATAATATATTAAATTTAAATGATAATACGAAATTATAAAGCTCTAAATTTTGAGGCAAAATTGCATTTGCAAACATTATAATTATTCCTTTTCCAATCCACGCTAAGAGAATTCCAAATCCAATTGAAATTAAAAAAGCGTAGCTGCTCAATTTTAATCCTGGTATCCGTTTAAAACCCTCAACCATTGCAGTTATTAAAGGAATAGCGAAACTAGAGATAACCATAAACATCGGCATTACTTCACTAATTAACTCATTCATTTTTTCTCACCTCCTTCCGTTTTTTTAGAAGGTTCAAAATGCGCTTTTAATCCTTTTTCAGAATTTAAAGCAAAAGCTCGCACTATCTCATAAGCTGTTATTCCGACTGCAATTGCTCGCGTTGCAGTATTAATGGTCATCCAGAGCACGCCTGCTGACATGCACCACAATAACAGGTTAATATCAGGGTGAAACATTAGATTTAACACTTTTCCTAAAGGTAATAAAGCAAACAAAAAATAAGGTTCCAATACAATTTTTAAATAAACTACTTGAAGTGTTTGAAACTTTAACTCTTTTGTATTCCAATTGAAATTCCAATAATAAATTGAAATTAATAATTCAGATATCCAATAAATAAAAAAAGCTATTACATAGTAATAGAGTTTAACGTCAATTTCACCGTAGATAACGTGTATTAAGTTCATGAAATTAACTTAGGCTAAGTAATTTTTTCCATGTTAACGTACCAACAATCCCATCTGGATTTAAACCTTTTTTTGTTTGAAATGATTTTACTGCTTTTTCTGTAAGTGGGCCAAAAATTCCATCTGCATTAAGAGCTAGATACTGCTGCAATTCTTTAACCGATTCGTTCTTAGATCCCAATTTTAAAGTTGGTTTTAACAATCCAGCAACAGAGGATAGTTTTTTGCCTGCTATTGTCTCTGCAATACTTAAACAAATCGCTTCAAAATTCTTTTTGTAGTTTTCTACATCTTTTTTAGAATCTACGAAACACACTTCAATTAATATTGATGGTTTATTTGTAGCATTCAAAAAGTAAAGATCGTTGCGAACTTTTGCGCCTCGATTTAAAAACTGCCCATTAACAGAAATTTGCTTACTAACTTGAGTCGCTAAATCCTTTTGCGTTTTATACAAAACTTCGCAGCCCATAGGTGCGTCAACTTTTTTGAAAGCATTGAAGTGAATAGAAATATCTAAGTCTCGTGTTCTGTTGTTGTGATATTTAACTATTGTAGATAAATTAGCACTAGGATTTTTACTTGTATCGTCATGAAATGTATATACCGTAATATCTAAATTTTTTAAGTGGTCAGCTACTTTTTTTACGACTTTTCTTGCTTCTTCTACCTCGTTTATTAATCCTACTGCACCTGATACATACTTACCGTGACCTGAACTAATTACTACGCTTTTGAATTTTGTCATTTATTTCACTCCGTTTCTAAAAATATACTTAATATCTTGCTTAATATCTGTTACGTCCTCTGATAAGCTTTTAATCGTTTCACTTTGAGCTTTGATTACTTCTTGATTTGTTTTGATGATGCTTTCGTATTTTTCTTCTCTTGCAATGTTCTTTTCTTGTATTGCAAGATCTCGTTTTAAAACCCATGCAAGCAGCCATACAAATAACACAGCAAATAACGAAAAACTTGCTCCATTTAAAGCAAGTTTTAAAATTTCAGCCTCTCCCATTTTGAACCTTCTCTCTATAAAAAAAAAGAGACGTAATACACGTCTCCTTTTAATTTTATTTAGTTAAGCCATTACTACTTCTACATACCCCTTATAAAGGCAATTTCTCCATGTTGGAGCATTAGTGCCGATGAACATATTTAATGAATTTTGCATTACAAATACTGCGCTAATATGATTTCCATCAGGTGGAATATTATTTATACTATGCCATTGAGCAGTTTGATCTGATCTATTAACAACAATTCCATTATTAATGATTTGTTCGACACCCGTTAGTAAAGTTATTGTATTTGTAGGTGTTAAACCTGTAAAATAGTATCTTCTTACTTCTTTCCCACCATTAGTTGCACCAATAACAGAATATTGACCAGATACTACAGGATAAGAATTTTTAGCTACTTTATTAATATCCGCGTACATTTTTGCATTAGATTCAGCGTTATTTGCCTTTTGTTGAGCTCCTTGAGGCGTTTCTATCCCGACGCCTAATGTTGTTTCTATCATTGGAAGCCAAACGCCATTTTCTTTTCTTCTTTCAAATTCACGATTATTAACGTATGATTTTAATGTTTGGATAACCCAATTTTCGCTGTCTGCTTCAACAAGTCCATAGTACCAGCCTGAATCAGGTGCATTCAAAGCATTTACAGCCCTATAAAATCCTGTTGTTAAAGCATTGTTCCAATCATTGTTGATTGGATATTGTAATTCTTTAGATATTGAATTATTCCATCTAACTTTTTCAGTCGTACTAGTGTGAATATCGGTATTTAATTCATGTTTCAATAAATTCTCATCGAAATCTACTATATCTTCTTTTTTAGCGAATTCTTCTGGAAGAAGACCGCCTAATCTCTCCGAATTGTCTACAATTCCACTATCATTAAAATCATAAATACTTTTAAGCATATAGTCAGGATTGTCGATATTAATACTTTTTAATAGCTCAACTTCATTATAAACCTCATTATTTTCAGCAATAATCCTGCCTGTTTGAGGGTGTAAAGCATTAATATCTACTTTTTTAGAAGTGACAGGAGAAGCAGTCGCTCCTAAACTTCGCAGTAAATCAATATAATTGTAAATAAGCCCATCTTCACCGATGAGCCTACCTGTTTTTGCGTGTAATTTCTCTATATCCTGAGACAAAATTCAAACCTCTTTTCGGCTTTATAAATTGCATCTATCTAGATATTTTTGTAATGTGACAACTTCAATTTGATCTCTTTTTGAATAAATATAATCAATAATTAATTGAAAATTATCTGGTGTGTATTTTGTACTTGTATCAGCCGGCGTACTAAGAATATGCCATAACAATAATAATGTCCCACCAGTATTAATTGCTTCATCTATCCAACCATATACTGTAGTTGGAGTAACCGTGTTTAATACGTTGTGAACTTTAATTTTATATTTGTCATTTGGGATTCCTGGTTCAAGAGCTTCTATGATTGATCTACCTGCTCGTCTTGATTGCATTTCTAAAATAACATTGTCATTGTAACCGCCTTGAGGATAAACAACGATATTAGACGATTTAGTAAATCCATTAGTATTTAACCAATTTTCACAAAGTTGAATTTCACTTCTGACAGTTGCTGCATCTACATTTCTTAAGTTCACATGATTGTACGTATGGTTCGTTAATTCCCAACCATAATCATATACTTCGTGTAATTGATTTAAAGTCATATAACTAGGTGTATTTACTAAAGTAGGAACAACAGCAATTGAACCAATGAATCCTTTTTTATGCATTCTTCTAAACCCTTCATTATACTGGCTATCCCAACCATCATCGAATGACAAAATAACTTGTGGTTTTTGCTTTGTATCACGTATTAAAGAATCAAAAATTACTTCTGTTGCAGTGGCTGGTTGAGCTTCAACTCTAACTTGCATTGATACAATATCATTATTAAATGAACCAGTACCCGTTACGCTAAATTTTGAAGTGTCAATTACAAATTCGTTCCAACCCTCTACGCAAGCATAACCATTAATAGCGTAAAAAAGAAAATTCGTGTAAGTTAGATCATTAGAAAGATAAATTGAAAATCTAAGTAAATTAGTTATATTTGGTACATAAACTCTAATTTTTAAAACTTTTGTATTTCCAAGAAATAAACTTTCAACTTTACGAGTTGCTGAAGGTACTCCAGTTGACGTTACTTTTAATTTTCTTAAAATCGGGTCTATAGACTGTTGTCCATTAGGCTGAACTACCCATTGAGTAATGTTGTTAAATATTTCTACTAGAGTTCCGGAATTATAATTTCTTTCCAAAACACTTATCCTGTTTACATCATTTTTTTGTAATAGTTTAACGCTATTTAATTCTTCGCTGGTAGCGTAGTAACTTGGAAGTTGACCATTTAATTTCTCTGAATCATCTACAATACCATTATTATTAGTATCATAAACACTTTTTTCCATAAAATCCGGATTTCCAATATTTATGGTTTTTAAGAGGTCAACTTCGTTGTAAATTTTATTATCTTCTGCGATTATGCGTCCTGTTTCTGCGCTTAAAGTATTAATATTGATTTCTTTAGTGTTAACAGGAGTTGCAGTAGCTCCTAAATCTCTTAATAAATCTACATAATTGTAGGTTTTACCATCTTCTCCTATGATTCTTCCTGATCGTGGGTGTTGATTATTAATATTTAGCAAAAAAGATTTCCCCCTCCTTTAAATAAATATAAATTGAAATCATTCTGTAATTTCTTTTAAAACTAATTCATTATTTACATACTCATAAGCAGAAGGATTTTTAAAAAAATCATGATTATCCTCAATTTCAATAGACGGAGCATTTTCTAAATTTGTTCCCCATCCAACTACATTATCGTTAAATATTTCTAAGAATATTTTCATAAGTTACCTCGTTTAAAAATTAATAATATATTTTAAATGTCTCGTTGTATTATTTATGTCGGCGTTAAAATCGCTACCAGATAATGTTGTGCCAGTCGTTGATATTGTTAAGACTTTAGTTGCATGAACACCTGTGTTAACAGCTTTTCCAGCCATCGACACGGATAATGCTGAATTTCTCAACATGAATTTATATAATGGAGTATAGGCGTAATAGTCTGTACCTGTGTCGAGTCCCCAAACTAACATCCAACCATTAGCACATTCATTAATTGTTGCGCTGGGAGTTATAACTGTGTTACCAACCATAATCGCATCACCAGACCAGATAACAGAGCCACTTGACTTAACCGCATAGCGATTCTCTGCTTCTGACATCGTCCACACATTATCTTTTCTAGCGAAAATATTATCCGACTCAGCTTTGGTATAAGCGTTATTTCTCGTATTGATTATGTCTTTTACTAAGAAATTAAAACTATTTAAATAATGATCTGTAATTTTTGTAACAGTTGCGACTGTTGACGTTGAATAATATGAATACAATGGAAATGTATGAATCATAGCTCCATTTTGGAGGTCGCCTTCAACTAGATTTGCTACAATATCAAATCGACATTGATTATTAACCCATTGATATGTGTTGTCGTGCGGATCTCCTGTTGCTGTATTCGGTCTGCTCAAGTCAATTACAATGCAAACATAACCAAAACTATTTGGTGGGACAGTTAGTTGTAATTCACCTAGATTAGTAATAAATCTACCTTGTACTAATGCCCTTCCAGAATTTACATACACATTTAATCCACTTGCTCGAACTGTTAATCCATTTAAATAGTTAGGAATGGCAAACGATATATTTCCAGCTAAAGCTTGGTATAATGCAGCGTCTTCACTAGCTTGAACCTTAACGCGATCAAACGTATGTCCTTTTATCAAATTTTCTGCCTCCTTTAAAACAAAAGTTCGCTCATTTTTGAGCGAACATGTCCGAAATTCAATGAGATATAGTTGCTATTATTTTGTAATTTAAAACCTGTTAAAACCGATTCGTAAACTTTATTGTCATATATAATTGTTGCTTTACTTCCAATCGTCAATGTTTCTAAATCAATTAATTTTGTACCTCGTTTAATATCTACATTAATCTCGTGAGAGTAATAATTTCCTTTTAACTCTGATTCTGCAATTTCTTCATAAACTGGCGAGTCGTTTTCATCAACTAATGTAATTTTTGTTTTCGTTGGGTACTTTATATCGGGATGAAATTCATCTTGTGTCAGCTCATTGTACTTTGTTACATAATACGTTGAGAGTACAATTGGGTTTCTTGCATCGTACGTTCCTTTATCCAATATTAATAATTTATTTACATCAGCAACTGAGGAAATGTTAACTTCCCAATTAATGAAGTCATTAACATTATTTTTTAATTGGATATGGCCATTTGTACGTCCGATAATTGTTTTTATTCGTCCATTAAACGCTTCAAATCGCCACACAATGCCATATTTTTTAAATGCATTAATAGCATAAGTTCTAAGGCTTATTATATTTGGTGAGTTCTCTGGGTTGTAAATATGTGGTGTATGAGTTACTACATTTATATCTATCATATTTGCTAATTTAGTAAAATCGTTTATCAAGTAAAAAATCAATAATTCTTTAAAGTAATTTTCATAAGAGTCGTCTTTAATGTATGTAGCTGGAAAATCAAAATCCAACATAGCTACAAGCTCGTCACATACAATTTTAGAGTTATCGTACGATTCTATAGTGCCAAAAAATAAGACCTTCTTTTGAGAAGAAATTTTCGCTAAAACAAAATCTCCCTTTTCGTAAGGAATAATTTTATTTAATGTAAATGTGCTTTTTTCAGAAACCAAATAATCACTGCTAACTGTATAAACACTACAATCTGAATAATTTATGTCGCCAGTAATTCGATTAATGATCCATATATTTAAAAATTCCTTCATTATGTCACTACCCATTCATATCTAGCGCTATATGTTACATTAGCGTTGTCTGCATGAACTACTAAGGCAGAAGTTCCTAACGGAACAACACAAAAATTTGATTTATTTAAGTCTTGGTATGGATAGGCATTAAAACTGTCTCCATTATTGTTGACTAATACTGCTTCTTGGTTCTCAGGGAATGATGACACAATCAATTTGTGGTTTTCAGGAACTGACATATTAAATCCATCTTGTTGAACAATTTCCCCGTCCTGTATAATTTCCCAATGCGGGTTTTCACATGGTCCTTCAATTTCAATTTTTAACGGACTACCTAACGAGGATCCTAAATAAATTGATTGATTAACTAATATAAATACATTTGTTAAGCCTAACCTCGTACTATAGTCGTAAACAAAATCATAAGCATAATCGTATATTTTGCCATCACCATATATGTTATTTTGAGTATTTTCTTCATTAGTTACAATTTTGTACCATGGGCTTAAGAAGTAAAAACTTAAATTCTCCTGTATAACAGAAAATGTATTTATTTCACTTTTAGATAGTTCATTTAAATCACAATTTCTTTTAAATTCACCAACACCTGGTATTTCATAATTTAGTACATACGGTGGATAATTTAAGAATTTAACAAACTCGTAAAATTTTTCGTATGCTTTTTTAGTCTCTGCGCCAAAAATCATTTGAACTTCAAAAGTATTTTGAGCAAGTTCGCGTTCGTTTTGAATAAAATTAGCATTTGTACCTATATAAGAGTTGTTGAATGTAATACCTAAATTTATTGGAGTTATTGCGAAATAATCTAAGTCGTTATATAAATCGAATAAATCACCCCGAGCATTATTTAATGTGAATTTTCTAACGCTCATCGCCTTGCACCTCTTACAATTATTCGTTCAACCTCTTTGGCTATGTCTTCAGCATTTGTTGCGTTTGTATTTATATCGATTTTGTAGCTGTTTGAAGTGCTATTTTGATTGTTGAATGTGGACATCGTTGAAACTCCAGCTAAATTTGGCGCCGCAAAGTTTGCAGCTGGACTAACATTTCTAGCCGAACCACTAAAACCGCCAATAATCTTACTTATTTTACCCGGCAAAGTAGTGTTAAAAGCAGCTTTTATCGCTTCTTTTAAAACTTTAGATTGTCTTATGATATCAGAAATTTTATTTGCTAATTTTAAAAATCCAGTTAAAACAGGCGTGATCGAATTTCCAATTGCTTTTAATGCATCTGATCCATTTTTCTTTAACTTAATCCATTCAGCAGACAAAGGAGAAAGCGCAGTTTTTCTCATGTTTTCAATAGAACCTTTAGATTTATTAGTTTCATTATTAATGCCTTTCAGCGCGTTTTGTCCTTTAATTCCCATGCTTGTTAAAGATGAACCTGTTGCCTCTACAGAATTTCTATAAAGTCTTTGTGTCTCTCTTGACGCGTTCGTGCTAGTGGCTGTTGAGCCTAAAGCAATAGCAGCTTGTTGACCTAAATCTTCAAACTGTGTACCTACAGCACCTATCAATGCTTGATATTGTTTAGATCCTGATTGAGCATTTCCGATATCCTTTGCGATAGATAAAAATACTTGTTGCAGTGTTGCCCCGCCTGTTTCCCATTGTTTGATTACATTTTGAGTTCCTGTAGAAAAGCTGGATAAACTTTCTTGAATAGTTCGGTCTTTTAAACGAATTTGTACTTCTTTAATTGCGTCTGCCACAAGGTCTGTGTTTCGTGCTCCTGCGTCTAATCCAGTAATTAATATATCAACAAAACCTTGAGCACTAAAACCAGCTTCAGACACTAACCCTGAGTACTCCGTAAAAGTATCAATCAAATCCATTGAGGCATTTGCACCGTTTTGCATTCCATACGCTAATACGTCAAAAGCACCTTCTGCATCAACTTTAAATGTTTTCATAATTTGACTGGCTGCTCTTGAAGATTCATTAACTTCTAAATCGAATGTGTTTCCTAAGACTTTTGCATAAGATGTTACTTTAGTTAAATCCTCATCATTTAAACCCTTTATATTTTGCTTCACGTCAATAATTGCTTGAGCTGCTTCCTCTGCGCTTTCGTATAAACCTGTAGCAAGTGCGGCATTTAAGGAATCTCCTAGACTTTTAACTTCAATATCCGTTGCGCCTATTGAGTTTTGAATTTTGCTGGTTGCATTATTAAATTCTTGAGAAGCACCTACTGCAGCAGCGCCTATTGCAGCAACTGCTGTTACTACCCCTGCGGCAGCACCTACAGCAACTGCAGCAGTACCTGTCATTGAACTACCTATTAAGGGGATGTCTCCCGCAGCACCGCCTATACTTTCTTTTAATTCGTCGAACATTCCTCCAAACTTTGAACCACCATTACTACTTAGCTCGTTTATTTCATCGCCTATTCCTTCGATGCTAGCGTTTAATTCTTTTGCTTCAATTTCTGCAATTTTAATTTGTTTAGCTAGAGCTTTAAAACGATCCTTGTCTATGTCTGTATCGCCTAATTGTTCTTGTTCTCTTTTTAATTGTTCTATTTTAAGTTCTGTTGCTTCTACTTGTTTGCCGAAAAGCTCCATTTTACTGTCAAGCAAATCAATGTTGCTAGGGTCTAGTTTAAGTTCTCGATCAATTAATTTTAAATTTTCGCTAGTTTCTTTAATAGTATTATTTAAGTTCTTTATAGGATCGCTTGTTACATTTGCTAGTGAATTTTTAGTTGCATTAATTGCGCGCTCCACAACTTGCATAGTACTTTCTGTTTTGCGAATTTCCGATTCAAGCTTCTGCCATTCTTCTGTTCCAATTTTAGCAGTACCCAAAGCATTTTGTTTTTCTCTCAATTCCGCAACTTTTAACCCACTAATCCTTAATTGTTCCCCGAAATTTTGCATTTTCTCAGTAAGTAAGTCCACATTATCTGGATCAAATTTCAACTGATTATTGATTGATGACAAATCCTTTTTTAAGAGAGCGTTTGCCTTGTTAATTCCTTTAACACTGTTATCAAATTCAACTGTGTTTGCTCCAAATTTAACGTACAAACCTTCATAAGTTTCTGCCATGAAATATCACCTCTAAACCATAGCACTAAGCAAGTCGCTGTTTGTTGCTATTTGTTTTTTATTTGTTTCATTGTCAGGAATCAGTTGGTCTATTAAAGCTAATAAAAACCATACATTTTGATTTTCAGCCCAATGAACATCTATTTTCAAAAGAAAAATAGCTTGATAAATGTCTATCAAGCTAATTAATTTACTATTTTTTTTTTACTATTATTATTAGTTGCATAATTATTTTTAAGGATTTCTTCTAAGAATTCAAAATAAAATTCCATTGTTAATAGTTCGGGTAGCCATAATGAGTCTTGGGCTTCTTGGAAACTATCTATGCAAGGAATATCACCTATATTTTTTAAATAGCAACAAGATAAATAATCGATAAAGAAATAATTTATCTGTCTATCCGCCTGCAGCAAAGTAACTTTATCGTTGGAAATTGTATTGTCTGAGTTCACTGCTGTCATTAATTTGTTTACGACTTGAAATTTTTCTTTAAAAAAATCCTTTTCAGTTAATTCTTCATATAACTTCATGGATTTTAAAGTTGAATTAAAAAAAACAGTGATATTTTTTTCAATAATTTCACTGTTTTTAACATCACTATATATAATTTCTTTCTTTAACATCAAGGAGTTCCTACCACATCTGTAGGTAATAAAATGCGATCGAATGCTTCATCGAATAAATCGGCGTTAGCATCTGTTCGACGTAGAATATATTCTTTAACGGGCTCATCGTCTTCATCTAAAACGCGACTATTTGGTAAAACTGTAATAGGAATTTCAAAAACTTTCGCCTCAACCCCATCTGCTTTTGTTTCGGTAGTTGAAGAAGGTGCTGCTGCTTTTACATTGTATAAAATGTGCAGTTCAAGTGTTTCTGCGCCAAATTCATCAACTACAGTTTCTATCCATTGAAAAGCAAAATTTTTATACTGACCCGTGTTAGTTAGACCGCCTGCAGCAGTAACTTTTTTCCCTAAGTGATGTTCTAGAAACTTTTTCGGAAATTGTAAAACTGAAATTGTGCCTTCAGTTACTTCCTCTCCGTTTAAAGTTAAATGGATTTGGTCATCTGCATATACTGGGTTTTGCTCTTGTTCAGTTTCGATTTCAGAAGATACCATACCTGTGAAACTCTCAGGAGCTTCAAAAGTTAATGTACCATTAGCCGCAACAGTCATTCCTGCAAATGCAGCTAATTTATTGCCGAATGTTACTTCTCTTGTGGTTGGTGAATAAGCCATTTATTTCTCACGTCCTTTAATTTTTTTCAATTCTTCTAAATAAATTTCTTTCGTTACGTTATATGCTGGGCGAATATGTTCATTAGGCGGAACGAAACCTTTGTTTTTTGTTTTGTGTCCTAATTCAATTAAGTGGGTAAGTGTTGGTTGTTTCTCATTATAAATAACTACGTCATTATTTTCCTCTTGTTTAAACGTCCAGCCACTTTTGTATTTGCCAGTTCTATCTGGCGAATTTTTTCGAGTTTCCTTGACCATCATATTTCCAGCATTTTGATTAATTTTTTTTATAGATTCAGTAAGATCAAATTGTAATTTGTTTACTTTAACATCACCCATTACCAATTACCTCGAATTAGGACTTCAAACCGATAAACTGTTTGATAAAAATCAGTATCTTTTTTTGTACTTGAATCAAAATTAATTGGGTTAGCATTAAAAGTGTTAAACATAAATTCTTCAATTGAATCTAGTTTCTTTTTATGAAAATGCGTGACTTGTATCAATGCTTTTCGTATGTGCGTTGTATCGTCTGCATTTATTTGTTTGTTTGGTGCGAGTCTGTAGTACAAAATGTAATTATTATTTGTATCTTCTTCTCTGTCTAAATAAGTTGGCTCGACGTTTAAAGGATTTTTTTCAAGTTCATTTTGAAATTCGAGACGAGTAAATGAAATCATGCTAATTCACCCGCCTCTATTATTGCAGTATGCTTATTCGTATCAATAGTTGTGTTGTTTATTTTATATTTTTTATTTTTAAATACTACATATGTTAAGGATTCTTCTACATAGGAATCTCTAATCTCAAATCGTCCATTTAGTTGGTTATTTTCGCTGCGTGCAAAATCTTTACGCGACTGGAATATTTTTTGTTCCTGGGCTTTAATTTTTAATTCTATTTCTTGATCTTCATAGACGCCTTTTTCAATTTCTATTCTTTTTACATAAATTAAAGTTAAGCTAATTTTATTAGTCTTCATAATACAAAACCTTCAATTGTATTAAAGTATCAGTCATTTGATTTTGAATAAAATTAATTGTTGTTTGATTAATCATTCGATCAAAAGAAAGCAAAACATAAAAATGAAGCCAAAATACTACTAAGTCGTAATCATTGTCATTTTTATATTTTGCTCTGGATTCAGCTTCTTCTTCATCGAGTTTTGGCACTGGAATATTATTGTTGCTTAAATATCCAAGTCCTGCATTTATTAATAATGTAATTTGAGAATCATATATTTTTTCATCTGGTTCAATTTCAATCATTTCTTTAATTTTATTAATCAACATTGGATTCCAACTCGTATAAAGCTTGAATTAGTTCAGCCTTGTTTAAATTATAGTAAGCTTTAATTTCTTTCTCTTTTGCAATGATTTTTAATTCTGTTAAGGTTAAGTCTTCATATTTAACTGGGTCTAAGAATAAGTCTATTGCATCATTATTAAAAGACATTGCTGTCGCCCCTACAAGGGGTGGATTAGGGTGTAGTAACTTTCTTAAGAGTCGCCGCACCTTTGTACTGCATCATTGCACCGCCACAATAGATTTCTGCTAAAAATTCTTCGCTATTTTTTTGTAAAATGAAATTTTGGTACGTTTCAATTGATTCGTCGCCAATAACTTCATACGCATCTCCTGCGTACATTACCGCAATTACTTCATCATCAGCCGCAGTATCAATGTCTGGTAACCAATGAACCGTAATAACTGGCATATTTCCTAATGTTTTTGCACCACCGATACTCGTTGCTGCTGAATCAATATATCGACCATCTGCATCTTTAGAAAGTTTCATTCTTGTGTATGTCATGTCGCTCATAACAAGATATTTATTGCCTTCAGCTTGAATTGAGCCAGCCATCAGGATAAGAGTATCAAAGTAATTTGCAACATCAGCTTCAATTTCAAAATTCGTGTTAAACCAAACATCGTCATTAGCCATCGGAATGAATGAAGTAATTTTTTCATCGTGATTTGCAGCTAATCCATCACCAATTATTGCAGCTCTTTCCATTGCTTTTACAACGTTTGCAGGTAGTTCTTCTAAAATATATCTAACTAAAACCTCTTTTGTTTCTTTAATTAAATATTTTGGTACTTTAATATACTTGTAAACCATGCCACAATCGATGTCGCGCTTTTTAAACGTAATTCTTTGTTCTTGTTTATCTTTGTTCGGATCCGCGTGACCTTTACCATACTCATCTAATTCATTCCAAGCATTTGACCATTTTGTCACACCAGGAATTTTCTTAAATGTCGCCCAAATAGTTCCCGATTTAGAAAAAGCGTCTTTAATTGCTGTTACTACAGGTTGAGGGAGAATCTCATCTGGATTCGTAATACCTTTAGTTAGTAAGTGTTTTTCCCACTCTTTATTAACTTCTTCTAAATCTTGACCCGCCATTCTTCCTAGCATTGAAGCGTAGTCTGTTAATGCTTGTTTCGTTTTTAAATAATTTTCTGCTCGTCCAATTTGAATAGATTTGTTTTTTTGCATTTGTACCTGAGAGCTTTCGTATAACGATTTTAATGTCGCTTCATCATGTGCAATTTCACTTTGTAAAACGTCGATCTGACTTCTTAAACCCGTAACAGCTTTTTCGATTAAATCAAATTCATTTGTATAGCTTTTTGCCTTTTCTACTTCTTCGCAACTTTTAATTTTGTCAGTTAGAATTAAAAGTGATTTTTCCTTTTCTGTTAAGTCGTTTTTTAATTTTTCTAGCTCAAATTTTCTTTCTGTTAAAGTTTTCATTTTATTTAGCTCGCTTCCATTTAGAATTGGTTTTTTATTTTTTCAATACGAATTAATAGCTGTTTTTTTATATCGTCTAATGTATTTAAAGAGGAATTTTCACTCTTAACTGAACTAATAGTTGCCTGTGCGTTAGCAGGAATTGTCACAACAGAACCTTCTAATACGTCGGCATTTGTAATTTTCCACGCGTAATTATCCAGGACACTATATTCTTTTACGCGCATTCCAATACTCATTTTCTTTAATGCACCTTGTTTCAATAGTGAGTAAATTTCTTTTGCTTTTTGAATTTCTGAATTTAGATAACCTTTAGCTTTTAAGCCTTTAGGATCCTCGGATAATTCCATATAACCAATAACTGTGTTTCTGTCATGATTAAATAACATAGGAACTGTGGCTTCTTCTTTTATTGATTCACTAAAAGCTCCAGGTGCAATTACGTCTCCATGTCGGTCTTCGTTATCAAACGTTGATAAATAGCCTTCAAACATGAATTCTTCATTTTCTACAGCTTTTACTTTAAATTCTTTGTTCCGTTCTTCCACTTTTCCACCTCCTTTCAAAATAAAAAAATCTTAATTAATTAAAATTAAGATTTTAGGATTCTTCATTATTTTCATTATTGTTCATTGGTGTTAGTTGAACTTGATTTCTATTCGATTCGTAGACTTCGCCACCCACATATGCACCATAACCAAAAATTTCACGTATTTCATTTGAGTTCATATTACCCATATATTTTTGTTTAAAGGCAAAGTCATTTAAGTCTTTTAAAGACGCAATGTCAAACATATCTATATAAATTAAAAGTCTTTGACCTTGAGTTCTAGCTGTTTTTGTAAAATATTTTCTATTGATTTCTTCAGATATTACACGCGTATAAAGTTTTATAATTGATTGAAAATAAGCTCTATACTGATCTTCATTGTAGTTACATGTAAATAAATCGTCATTTAAACCAAAGGCGTTATATAGTTGCTGTTTTATAAATTCCATTTGTTCTTTATCAGCCATATGGTAAACATTGTTAAGCTCTTGAAATTCTTCATTTTGCCCTAGATAACCGATTTGACTATTTTTCGCTGATTCTAATATTGAATTAGCGCGTTCCTCAGCATACGCTTGTAATTTTTTATCATCTACACTCGTAGATAATTTTAGTAATCCTTTTAGAGAGTTGCCTTCTATCTTTTCACTAAGTGCTTTAAGATTATCATCTATTAACTTTGTCATTTGTCTTAGTTGTGATGATATGTTTGTTTTGGGATTTTCAAAAATCCATACGTCAGAAACATTTACAGTTTTTACTTCATTATTTATTTGAATATTTATTTTCATATTGTCATAATTCATGACGCCTTGAGCAAGAACTATTTCATCAATGTCGCTTGAATTAATTTTATAAATTGGTATTACTACTGCAATGCCATTTTTAAGCATCTCTCTAACAACATTAGACCAAAAATTAATAGGAGTTTCTAGTGCGTTGGGAGAAAGGGAAACTACTTCTTGCAAACTAGAATCTGCTAAATGCGTTAATTTGTCTGGAGCATTAATAACTTTTTCAATTTTTAAGTGCTTAAACTTCATTAATGCTACATCAGTAGCGATTTTATTATAAATGTTGTCCAAATAAATACTATTTTGAGTCCAATATGATGAATTGTTTCGCTGAACAACTACAAGTTTATTATGCTTTACTTTTAGACCGGATTTTGGTGATAAAAAACTTTTCATGTTAGTTAAAATTCCCAAGGATTTACACCTCCTTTAATTGAAATAAAAACTTAATTCATTTTTGTATTTTTCATACGTTAAAAAGGCAAATAATTGAGATGCAAAAACATCAATTTTTTCTTTAGCTTTTTCACGATTGGGAAATATGTTTCCATTTCCATCAATTTTTACTTTAACATTGGCATGGCACCAACTTGAAACTTCATCGTCAAATATAATGCTCTTACTTTTCATCTTCGCTTTATATATTTTTAATGGATTTGAAAGTACTTTAGTTGTTTGCTCAATGATTTCAACTATATTACCGTAATAATTTTTAAAATACCTTTCAATTTCTCTTGAATTCCATTTATCTATACCAATTTTAACTGGTAATATTTTATTTTCATCAATAAATTTTTTTAAATCATTAAAAATATATTCTTGATCGTTGTGATCTTTTTCATGAATATGCAGCAAGCCTTTTGATTCCCACTCTAAATACTTTTCTTTTTGTTCACGAGGTAAATTTTCAATTCTGTTTCTAGGCATATACTTCAGATTATGGAAGTGTCGTTCCTCTCCATTCACTATCATAAAAGTAAATGAGCAGATATCGTTTACGTCTGACAAGTCCCCACCTAAAACACATCTTGCTTTTCTTTCATCGTTTCCTATAAAAATATCAAAATTAAAGAGTTCTCGATTACCTTTGCATTCTGAGTTTGTAAAATAAGATAAATAGTTGTTAACCGGCAAATTAAATGTTTTTGCCATTAGTTCAGCTTGTTTAGCCGGGTCATTCTTAGCCATTTCGATGTCTTTTCTTATATCCTCTATCTCAATAGTTATTCCTAACATTGGAATAGCTTTTTGCCATTTGGATTCATCGTTAATTTCTTCAGGCATATCTAATTGGTATATCCAAGGCATAATAGAATCATCTACAATTTGACCTCTTAAGATTTTTCTCCATATATCTAAATACTTATCGAAAATCTTATCTCGCTTTGTTCCATTTGTAGAAATATACCAAGTAATCCAGTTTTTACGTTTCCTGGACGAACCTGTATTTACTATATCTATAAAATCATCATCGTAAGTATGAATTTCATCGAAAATATTATAATGACTGTTTGTCCCGTCTAATGATTCATAATCCGATGTTTTAATAGACATTAAAGAGTTTGTTGGCTCGAATTTCAATCCTTGCTTTGTGCTTCTAAGTAATTCTTCCTCCTGGAGCAAATTAAGCAAAGTTCCTTTTCTATTTGTCATTGCTCTAGAAGCATTGAATAAATAGCCTGCTTGCTCTCGATTATATGCGAGTAGTTGAACATCGGCGCCGTATTCTCCGTCTGCCATTAATCCTACTTGTCCAATAGCAGAACCCATTGTTGTCTTACCAGTACCTCGTGATACAATCAAAGCATTTTGATTGATAAGTCGTCGCTCTTCGACTTTAACGTATTTCTCCATTGTTTCTTCATTAATTTTTTCAATTTGTACGTCGTGGTAAAATCCCCACGCAACTTCTAACCACACTTTTTGAGGGAGTGCTAGTTTTAGTGCAGAATTTAGACCTTTTGTATTAGAGCATTCGTTTTCTATGAATTTAATTTTTTTATCAACTTTGTCTTGATAAAATTTATATTGTTTTTTAAATCGTTGAACTCTTTCAATTGCAAGACGAACATCTTCACAAATTACAATTTTACCTTCTTCTATTAATTGAACGTACCTGTCAAAATATTTCATTTTAAAAATTAAGCGTAATTGCTTAACCTTTCTAGAATTTTATCTTTATCGTTAGAATTTTTTTCTTTTAATGATTTTAATGTTTTTAAAATTTCTCGATTATTTTTTTGATAGCGATTTAATATATCCTCATACTCGCGAATAGTATCCGGCTTGTCATTTAAAATTGCATTTTGTATTTTTGCGTTACAATAACTAATTAATTTTTGATTTTCATTGTATTGAACTTTTAAATTTGTTTTTTCTTGTGAATCATCGTCGAAAATACTTAAGTGTCCATTTTTATAATTATTTGTACAATTTTCTATACTTTCTTGAACTCTTTTTATCCTTTTCTTTCTGTTTTGAAGACTTCGCATAGAGTTTACTTGATCTAGTGTTAAATCAATCTTTCCATTTGTTGATATATCAAGTCTTTTTAGATAGTTGTAAATTGTTCCTCGTGAACAATTTAGTTCCTTCATCACTTCCTTTAATTTCACATTTTTCACCTCGATTTTTTGTTCAAAATATTTTCAAAATATTGGAGAGAGTTACGCAAAGGTATGTCCACCGTTATTTTTCAAAGCTAAATTTGTTCAATACGGGGGGGTATTGTACATTTTTTGTTCAAATTAAAACAAATTGACATCTTTACGATCCTCGATATTAAAATTTATTTTATTTTTTTTCTTAAAAGTTTTTGTGTTGTGACATTCAAGATGCATAAGCATTAAGTTCTTTTCATTTAATGTAATGTTCTTATCGTGTTTGTTCTCTGGTGTAATCTCTACAATGTGATCGCAAATACTCTTTCCTCTTATGAGAGTGTTGCAATATTCGCAAATCATTTGTTGTTTGTTTCGGTAAGAGTTCCTTAAAGTTCTCCACTCTTTAGAGTTATAAAATCTTTGCTGCCATTTCCTAAAATCATTGTCGAACTTTTCATAACGTTTAAGTGTCACATTTTTTTCAACTCCTAATATTTTTATGCAGAATTCTATGCAATAAAAAAGAACTAAGCGTATGTGCTAAGTCCTTTAAAGTCTTGCTATATATGAAATGTATAAAATTATGAATAAACCTATAATTTTACTTACTGTTAAATACTGATGTATCAATGGTTTAGATATTAGTTAACTTCCTATTATAACTATTATGTAAACTAACATTGAATATCATATTCATATTATTTGCTTTTATACTCACTTAAATAATGTGCTACTACAGAAAATAATAATAGAGTAAACGCAATAGATACTATTTGATATTTATAACGCTCATGAAATGGACATAAGAAAGCGATAGAAGTACTAAGTGCTTTTGAATAGAAAGCTATGCTTTTTAATTTATCTTCAGGTTTCAAATTATCACCTTGTTCATAAAAAAATCAAAAGCACCAACAATTAGCTGGTGCTTCGGAAAGAGGGTGTACATTTTCAAAATACAAATTTTTTGTTTGTAACGTGCAGTCGTTACAACTACACGTCACGAACAAGGGAGTAACAAAATAGCCACTAGATCATCAGCAGGTGAGAATTATCTCACATTAACATTATACCCCGTTAAGAATGACATTACAGTGGCGTCTTTGTGACACGTTTATTAAGATGATATCTTTAGTCCATCTACACCAAACATCAATAATACCAACGTTTCACAAGCTTTGTTTATATCTCTATACATTGTTCGCTTGTCTATGTTGTGACAGTCACAAATAGTTTCAATGGAAACTTTTTCCTTTTGTAGGTATTTACTATATATAATTTCATACGTTCTTTTTGCTTCTGGACGAATATCATTTCTCGTTAATACTCTATAACTTTCGAGTGTTTGATCTATAAAATGAATCATAGCTAGAGTTTTTTCTTTAGAGCCGATAAATGCTTTAACGGTAAAATCATCTTTATCTAACTCTTTTAAATCTAAACGATAATTTAATAGTGATAGTTCGGATTCCACGTTCTCAACATGTTTTTGAAAATGTCTGTAATTGCTTAGCAATAATTTAATATTTCTTAAACGTCGATCATATTTATTTTTTGATTCTTCTTTTTTTAGAGCTTCATATTTTTCGATAACTTTCTCTGTGATTAATGGCGTGATGATTTCTGTAATTGTTTGAAGCTGTTTATCGGATAGATTCAAGGTATTCACCTCTTTTTGTATAAACTCAAAATGTTTTTTAGAAAATCATTAGGTGGTTGCTCTTTACCATGTTCAATAGATGATAATTGTGATGAACTCATATTCAATTTTTCTGCCATATCTTTTAATAATTCTCCGTTCTCAAAACGAAGCTTTCTTAAATAAAAATGTAAGTCTTTAGAATTTATTAAGTTGATCATAATTAACTCCATCGTATTATATTCGTAATGTTCACTACATTGGTTTACGCCCTTCATCCAACCATTGATTAATTGTTTTAATATCATGTGGTAATCTTTCCATCATTTTTACATATTGACCAAATCCAACTGGACTTTTAGCAGTTATACAATACCAATCAGTATATGCCCTCATGTATTCTGCATGAGTTGGTAAATTACTTTCAAAAGGATTTTCTTTGTACGGTTCTAAAACTCCACTCGCTATCAAACTTACCCTTTGTGATTGTCGCAATTGATTCTCTCCTTTTTAGTACATTTTATTTGTCTACTATGAAAGTCCTTCGGTCATATTAATTCAAGATACCCATCATACAATTCATAATTATCTTCAACTAGCGCCAGGTAAAAATCTAATTGTTCTGTCCAATGTCTGCTATTGCAAATGCGTTTATACTAAAAACTAAATTAATTTCTTAGCTATCTCGTAAATTACATTTACTGTAACGGCATTACCGGCTTGTTTATATAGTTGGCTATTAGAATTTACTTTTGAAGCTCTATCGAATGCCCAATCTGGGAACCCTTGAGCTCTCCATGCTTCCTTTGGGGTAATTCTTCGCCATCTTCCTTTATCTAAAATTGCTTGAGAACATTGTGTATCTAATGTTTGAAGATATCCTCTACCTACTCTTCCTCTTCTAGTATTAGAACCTGGAAAAGCAAAGTTAATCGAATCGTTATCTCCTGCAAAATCATACCCTTGCTTTGTATTGTTTATTATTTTTAATCCACTTTCTCTTGGTAATGGAGTTGATTGAGAATTTTTTCTGATAGGAAATATTCTTCTGGTACTTCTTCCTCTAAGACGTCCGACAATGAACACCCTTTCTCTATTTTGTGGGACTCCAAATTCTCTAGAATTGAGTAATTCCCATTCACAATCGTACCCGACTTCGTCCAATTCAGCTTGGGCAAGGAGAAAGTCCCACCCTCCATTAATTGATAGTAAATTTTTAACGTTTTCAATGAAAAGGAAGGTAGGCATTCTTTCGGAATTCCACTTTTTAATTTGGCGTAGTCTTTGAGTGACTTCAAAGAACAAAGAGGATCTTTTACCATTGAATCCATTTTGTTTACCTCCGATTGAGATATCTTGGCAAGGGAATCCAAAACACCATATGTCGGCTTCTGGTAATTCTCTATAGTCAATTGTTGATATGTCATTCCAAGACCATTCTCCTTCTGTACCATGTATTGCTTCATAACTTTTTCTAGCGTATTTATCCCATTCAATATATCCAACACATTTATGTCCTGCTTGTTCCATTCCTAGACGAAATCCCCCGATCCCAGCAAAAACATCTAAGAATTTCATTTAATTGACTCCTGACTTGTTACATATTATTTTTTTACTATTTAATTTTTCCTCAAACTCTCAAAATGCAAATCAATCCGATCAGATAAGTTTTCAAACTCAACTTTAATGTTATCTTTCAAGTTCTTCATTTCTTTTTCTAGTTGTTTTTCATTTTTAGAAGCGTTTTTATTTCCCACTACTAAGTAAATGGCGCCAACGATTAATCCTAGTAAAACGTCTCCAAGTACAATTTCTAATATCGTTCTAATCATTATAAAGTCCTCCAAAATTCAATAATTCCTAGTATTAAAAATGTTGAGGCTATTAATAATGCGATTTTATTTTTTCGTCTTAATTCTTCGCTGGTTTTACTTAAATCAAGTATGTAGGAAACAACGAGAATTAACGATAGGATAATAAAACTTAAAATGTAAAATATCATCGTTGTTTACCTTCTAATAAATGTTTATGTTCGTATAGGTTTCCGATTATCTCAAAACTTGTTAAATCTTCAATTGGTTCACTTACACCATCAGATATTCCACGTTTGGCGCTATTAGAAAGTCTTTTTGTCATATAAAATGAAGCACATTCATCTATCCATTCAATTACGCCATAATAGTTTTGGAACGGGTAATGATTTGCAGTAAGAATGTCCCCTTTATAAATTTCAACACCGTTTTTGTCTTTTAATCCTGTGTATTGCATAATTACAACTTCTCTTTTTATTTCATACTCTTCTTCTTGAAATTTTAGTTTGCCATCTAGATGCATAAATAAAATGTCTGTATCGTCTAAAAAACGTTCTTCATATATGTCCCATACGCGGAATTTAATTTCTCTCATTGGACACTAAGTCCTCTCTGTTTTCTAATTTGCAAACTAATGTATAGTTATCTATATTTGAAGGTAATCTTTCGGACAAGCAAACTAAAACTCTTGAACTTTTAAACATGACAATGTCCCCAATTTTAAACTCATAAGGCACTTCATAACCGTATTGAATTGCCTTTGCTAGGGTTACGATGTCGATGTTTTGATCTAGTAAATCCGTTTTACATAAATTTTCTGTTGCAAAAGATAAAATAGCTGCTTTATTATCTTGTAACCCATGTTTTTTTACTTTTCGTTCTCCAACTTCAATCCAACCCGCCACAACTTTATTTACAATTACTTTTTCCACTTTTATCACTCCGAATATTTCTGATTAAATCATTTATAGTCATCTAGTCTTCTATACATTAATTTGCCTTTCAATACTCAAATTAGCTAGTTCATCTAAACTAATTCCTTCATTTCTAGCTATTTGAGTTAAATTAAATAGTATATATGCTAATTCATCTTTTAAAGGATCCCTAATACAGTAATTTTCAATAAAATCTTTGGTGCTATTAGAGGGGAATTTACCTACAATAACTTGATATTCACTAAGCTTCATTTACAATACTAAGCGCTTCTTCTGGACTTCTAGCAATACCAGCTAAAGCGCCATACTCCTTCATTTTTTTTATGAAATTAAGTTGCTCGATGCTAACTTTTCCTTGTTCATTTTTTACCTCTATAAAAAACATCTTTCCATCTAACTTACGATAACCAAATAAATCAGAAAATCCTTTGGGCAATCCAGTATTGAAGAATCTACCATCATGTAGTTTAAAATTTCCTACGTTTGCTCTAAAGCAAATACAATTATTTTGTGATAAAATAAGACGTATTGAATTTTGGATGTCTATTTCTTTCATTAATTAACCTCTTGTATTAATACTATTTATATTTTTTTTATGTATAGTATGTATAGTTAAGTATTAATATAAAGAAGGGTCTATAGAAAATATGCTATAGAGGGTTATTGAAAATCGACATCAACCATGCATACTATACATTATTTAATAGGTAAACTACTTATATGAAATTGATTTAACCCAATTCCTATATAACAATTACCACTAGTTAATCTATTTTTCTTAAATTTATGACCTAATTCTCTGCCAAATTTAGTAGAGCTCATGCAATATTGTCCATTATTTTTTGCCCATTCGCGATATGCGTCATATAACGTTGTACTGTTTATTTTCTTATCATTATCCACAACACAACAATCCTCAATAAATGAAACTATAACGTCCATTTCTGAACGGTACTCATTACTTGCTTCTTCTACAGATTTAGGACGCTCTAGTCCCTCTCTCTGCCATTTTAAGCAGCCTTCAGTTGCCCAGTTCAAAATACCTCTTAATTCGTGTCTAAGCTTGTATTTTAGGTTTTTATCAACTTTATTTACTGGAATCTGGACAGTAAATGGAATTAAATGTAGACGTCTCCAGATACCATCGTCAGTACCTCGTATGATAGGTTTGTGATTTGTTGCCATCCACAATTTAAACTCAGGTTGAAATTCAAATTCTTTTCCATACTGGTGTCTCGCTGTCACTTGATCCCCACCAGTTAGTTGTTTAACGAGTCCCTCATTAAGTCTGACACCTTCGTTTGGTTCAGACGTTGTTACAAATCGCGCAGCTTTTAGCCTCGCTATGTCGCTGTTTGCTCCAGCAGATAATTGTTTAACCATGATTGTTTCTGGTTGAATATTCGTTGCATATCCGCCCATAATTTCTCTTATGATATCCAGGAAAACTGATTTCCCGTTTCTGCCATTACCATGGAGAACAAATAAACATTGCTCTCTAGTAGATGCAGTGAGAGAATATCCTACTGCTTTTTGCATGTAATTTATAATGTCTTGATCATAATTAAATATGGTATTTAAGAATTCAATCCATTTTGGACAATCAATTTTATCGGTAAATTCTACATTGGATATTTTAGTCATCATTAAGTTCTTGTCGTGGCTTTGTAGTTTGCCTGTTTTTAAATTGATAACACCATTTTGCACATTGAAAAGTGCTTTATCTTTATCAAATTCGTGCGGTAAAATTGAAACTAAATGTTCTGCTTCTTTAACCATCGCATTTTTTCCTTTGGAACTTCTGCTTGATTTAAGATGTTTTATTATTGCTTTCTCTTCATCTTCGTTGCTAGCATATGAAATATCTTTTCGCATCTCTTTAACCAGAGTATCGACAATCTTTTTTATTTCTCCCGTTTGATCTACACACCATTTTTTGTCGTCGTAATAATACCAACATTTATTAATATAAGAATATCGAATGTTCTCTCCATACTCATCTATTAAACGCTCTGCATTTCCGGTATCATCAAATGGATAGCGTTTCTTTTTTTTATCTTGAAATGACAAATTTAAATTAAAATCATTTTCATTTTCTGGACTATAATATGAATGGCAATCTTGAATAGCTTTATTTATAACTTTTTCACCGTATGTTAATGAACCGCGTTTTTGATCCCATTTTTCACGCATTAGTTGGCTACTTCTCATAATGGAATCCATTTTAGCTGCGTCTCCGCCTGTCCAAAAAGCAAGCAGATTACAAAACCTTAAGTCTGCCTCAGATTGAGAAGGATACCAACCACTCCAATTTCCATCATAAAGAGATTTAAAAACATCTTTATGTTTAGAATTAAATATTTTTTCAAGTATTTCATCTAAAGATAAGTCATTTTTGGTGGTATTTAAAGTGTTCTTAGATACATCTAACCCACTTTGCCCAATATATTTACTGTGTAAAAAGGAAATCGCTTCTGTACAATCTTTTATTTTTTTGTAATTAGTAAACGCCTTACCTGTCATAACAAAAAAGCGTCCAGAGTCGTACATTTCAATATTTCCTTTTCGTCGTCCGCCTGTCGGTAATTTGCCTTTGCAGATGATATGAAGCCCTTTATCGCTGAGTGACGCTTCTGTATAACTTTCTAAGGTATTTACAAATTCAGCCACAATATTTTCATTGTTTCCGGTAAGATAATCTCTTATATCACTTTCGATGTCGTCTATGTCAACACCAAAGTACGGAGGCTTAAAATAAAAACCTAGTCCATCGCAATTATATTTTATTAAAGCCTCTTGGGCAGAATTAAAATCTACCCAGGTGCTTTCATCATTTGATTTTCCAAAATCTCCGGTTTTTGCATCAATTGGTATCTTTTTATATTTGCCTACTTTTGAGTCGTGTTCCAATCGATACAAACACCATTGTTCGAGTTGTTTTAACTCGTTTGGAATCTTGTCATAAAAATTCATTAGAATGGAAGATCGTCGTCGGAAATGTCAATAGGTGTTGAAGTAGGCGGAACATTTTGTTTAAAGACATGATTCATTGGGCCAGTAATATCAGACTTATCCCATCTTTTCACTGTAAGATTCTGATACGTAGTTCCATTGTGTTCAGAGCTTTCATTTTTAATTGTCACTTTGCATGTTTTTCCAATGTAATCATTAAATAAATCTAACAATGAATTATATTGTTTTCCGTCCTGTAATTGTGCAGCCTTGCCGACTGTATTAAATGATTTTGGATTAAATTTTCCAGTTTCTTTCGATTTCCACACATTATGAAAAATGTGCATGTTTTTAAATTTTTGGTCTACGTCATTTCTTATAATAAGATCAAATTGAATATACTCTGCACCATTAGGCGTAGAGCCTTCGCTTACTAACGCAATAACCACTTCGTATGTTCCATCGTCAATAGTTGAAGTAAAAGTATTATTGTAATCTAGCTTAAAATCCATCTATATTCCTCCTATAAATAACCTAATAATTTACCTTGGTAATACGCCCAACCTTTTTTAAACCCGCGATTTTTAGCGAGCTCATACAATTCGCTCATGTTTTTACAATCCTTGGGTTCTCGAAAATCAAGCTGTATTTCTTTAATTTCTTGTAATTCTTCATTAATATCTTCAATAAGGACATTTTGTTTTATTTCAGGAATAAAACCACAATTTGGACAAGTTTTTTCTATTAAATCGTAATAAAAGAAGCATTCTGTGCACTGCCTGCCTTGAATCTCATTCTTTTCTTGATTTTTAGATACTTTAGGTTCAAGAGACCATGTGCGGTCCGCATCTGGAAGTCCAAATCGTTCTACATTTCCAACATGATCTATAATAATTGATGTCTTGTTTGGCTTATACCTCATGCCTCTCATACTCTGTTGGATATAGAGAGATAGAGACTTCGTTGGACGTAACAAAATAACTGTTGAACAATCGGGCACGTTGAATCCTTCGCCGATCAAATCTACATTGCATAATATTTTTATTTCACCATTTCTAAATTGATTAATGATTTCATCTCGTTCGGCTTTTGAAGTGTTTCCATCTATATGAGCAGCTTTAATATTATTTGCATTAAAATTTTCAGCAACTTCCTTACTTCTTGCAATACTATTACAGTAACAAATAGCCTGTTGATTATAAGAGAGTTTCTTATAATGATTCACAACATCTCCATAGATTTTTTTCGTTAAAAAGGTTTCTTCGATGGATTGACTCGTAAATTCACCAGCACGCGTTTTTAATTTAGACGTGTCGATAAGTTTTGGCGCGAAGTACTTATATGGTGATAAGTAATTATTATCTATTAACCATTTGGCGGATACTTCTTCCAATAAAATATCGTTAACATCACCTAGCCCACCACCATTAAGACGAATTGGTGTAGCAGTGAAAGAGAGCCTACGAGTGTTGGGAAAGTACTCATAAACTTTGCGATATGATAAAGCTAGTCCATGATGTGACTCATCAGTTATAATCAATTTAGGAACAGGTATTCTATTTAATTTACGAACAACTGTTTGTATCATTGCGAAATTGACCAAACTAAGATTAACGTTATTTTTTTCAAAAGTTTCTTTGATTTGATCTAGTAATTCTTTTCGATGAACCAAAAAAAGTACATGATTGTTTTTATTTGTTGTTAATTTTGCGATTTCTGAAATAATTACTGATTTGCCTGATCCACATGGAGCGACAATACAAGGTGATTTGTAGCCTTGCTTGTACGCTTCTTTTGCTTTTTGTACAAGGTTTTGTTGGTAATTATGTAGCTGAATCATCAGTAAAAAATAGCTCACTCTGTAAACACGAGTCTCTTTGATCTATTTGATTTTTTGCAAATAAAGCATTATTTGGTTGTAAGTAAAAACCCCTATTACCTGTTTCTGGATTGTAAACTAATCTAGCTACTACATCAGACAATCCCATTACATTAGACAGTATTTTAGTACTAATCTGTGGATACGCTCTATTAAATTGTTGCCCCTCTGTGGTAGTCCATAAATCTGTTGTTTCCCATGCTGTAATAAGAATGTTTTTATTTAATTGTTTTAAAAATCTAATTGCATCTACAAGCATAAATTGCATTCGTTGGTAATCAGCTATAGCAGGAACTCTATTGTTTTTTCCTTCTTTTCCAAGATGAGCAAGAATGCTTCGTTCAAGTTCCGAAATATTATCCAAAACAATATTGTCATAATCATTCAGGTAATTATTTTTAATCTCTCCCAATAATTTAGGAAATGTTTCCCACGGCGTCATTGTATCGACATTAACAATATCAATATTGTCTAAACCTTTTAGAACGCCCGTAGTTCGGTCAACATCTAATACAAGTGTGTTCCCACTCAGATATCTCACTGTAGATGTTTTGCCAATGCCTGGTGCACTGTAGATTAATCTTAAATAATTTTGGTTGGTTAGGTTTTTAGCGCTAATAATCTCCATCTACACACCTACCGTATTTGTAGATTTTTATTATTTTTTATATATACACCAGGTATGTCTTGACCAGATTTTAATGCTAGTTTTAATAGTGTTTTATTAGGTGTAGGTTCTTTGAATGTTAGATACTTTTCATCGAGTAAATAGACGTTCTCTACCTCTACAGATTCGCTATTTCTTAGACTAATTGTAAAAAAGCTATTAGTTATTTTTTCAATGTTTAAATCTATCATATTTATAGATGCATATTCCTTTAACGATTCAATTCGTTTATTTATATTAGATTGTTTTTTTGCTAAACGATCCTTTTCATTTTTAATCATCTCTAACTGACCAGTTAAATTCTTAATAACATAAGCGATATTCTCAATTTTATGTTCAATTGCTTCGTCAATGCTGTTAAGAGTGTCTGAGAGTATTTCACTAACATCTTCATCGCTATCTATGTACTGAAGCAATTCATACCGTTGATTCTTTAATTCATAAAGATTCATCAGTGCCTCCTATTTTGTTATAAAATATATAATTTTTTGTTGCTCTTCTTTAAAATGTAATATAGAATTTTGTTTGTTCATGTGTTTTTGAGGTTGAGTTAAACGAGTTTGTGCGAGCTTGTTTGACTCAGCCTCATTTTTTTCTTTTTTCTAAAACTTTTATTGGCTGACCATACTTAGCAAATAGAGCGTCTTTTGACATGCCATGTGCTAATTTGCAATGAGCGTTCGAGATAAAATCTCCCACATGCCCACACCTTGGATAAGGACACATTTTCATTTTCGTTACTCTCCTTTTTGATTGAAATTTTTAGGGAAATTGTTCTTCTGTCTTAAAATGTTTAAAAACAAATTCCGCGCCCTTCAACTGCAATAAAAATTGTTTTCTAACTTCAGGAGGCAATTTTTTCATAATTAGTACTGAGTTAAGCAAATCATTTGTAAAATCTTCGTCTTTTTCAACTTGTTTTGTAACCATTCGCATAAAAACTCCTTTCATGTTATTGTAAAACATATTATAATCAAAATAAGTTATTGTCAAACATTAAATACAAAAAAAATACAAAATTCCGTTAAATTGAGTGTATAATGACCATAATGAACATTTGTAGGAATGAGTAAGGAGAGGTATACATGAGTATAAATTCAAGAATAAAAGAACTAAGATTAAAATTAAACTATACGCAAGAAGAATTCGGAAACAGAGTTGGAGTAACTAGAAATCCTATTATGACAATTGAAAATGGTAAAAATGAGCCATCAGAAGCTTTGCTGAACCATATGATTGACATTTTTGGAGTGGAAAAAGAATGGCTTTATGAAGGTAAGGGCAATATGTTTAGAGATATAACTGAAGATCAAAAGCTGATGAAAGTTATCTCAGAAGCCATAAAAAAAGAAGATCATGATATTAAAGAAGCAATAATGATATTACATAACTTATCAAAGGAAGAATTTAAGATAGTATTTAAAATGTTAAAAGCTCTAGAAAAAAAGTAAGTCGAAAAATACAGACTTACTTTTTTTCTTCTTCAATGGAAGGATAATCAACCACAAAGTCTTCGGCGAATGCATAAATAAGATTAATAATATTGGCGTTTTCAATTTGATTAATTAAACTGATTAATTCTTCTTTAGTATACATGCGTTTTTCTCCTTTCTTAAAGAAATCAATGCGTACTTTCTACACATACTCGATTAACTTTTTTTAAAAATTATTCATAATTTAACTATGAAAGCTCAAAACACATTCGGTTGGCGTTTAAAAGTTTTAAGAACGTACAAAGGTTTAACTCAAGAAGAACTCGCGGAAATGCTTGGTGTTACTAGATACCAAATTTACAATTATGAATCTGCAAACCGTGAACCTAAGTTCGAAACGGTTATAAAAATTGCAGATATCTTTAACGTGAGCATTGATTACTTATTAAGGGGGCGAGACAAATATTTATATATGGTTAAAGAAAGCGAGTTAGACATTTTACCTTATTTAGTTAAATCAGACGACGATCTTAGATTAATGGAAGATGTGTCAGATTATATCTGGTTTTTAAGGAAACATGTATACAAGAAATAAACCTATTAATATTATTTACACTTTTAAAACTTTTCAAACAATTTGCGACACTAGAACTAGTAATAGCAAGAACCTTGTCAAAAAGTTGGGGAAATTTTTTTTTTGAAAAAACCTCAACTTTCTGTAAAAGTACAAAAGACACCTCAATTAATGAGATGTCTTTTTTATTTTAAATTTTATCCACCAGTTACTCCTGGGTCCTTCATTAGCATTATTTCATATGTACCACTCGTATTTTTTGTATATTGTTTATTTGATTTATATGATTTCTGTGTTTGATTAAAACATAAAAATGTTATAACAGCTATTGCTCCAAATAATATTATTTTTTTCATACCAATCTCCAACAGTTTTGACGTTTTAGCAATTTCATTGTATACAATAAAAACACATTTTTCAATGGTTATTTTTAAATAGTTCGTAATAAAAATTATTTCCAGCCATTTCTAATTTTAAAAGCGCTCTACTTAAATCATTTAAATCTCCAGTACATAAGTATAGATAATAGTCTTGAAATGCAGTCAACTCACCCTGTTTTCTTTTAATATCTTTAAGAATTTCCATAGCTTCTTTCTTTTTGCCTATTTTTGCATATAGGTGAGCTTTTTCTGCAAGACTACTGGGATTTTGCTCTTGTAAATTATAATTAGAAAAGATTTTTACAAAATCTAATGTATCGCTGATAACTTTAAATTTATCATCTATTTCAAAAATGTCATTATTTTTAAGTACCAGATCGCGAGATTCTTCAAGCATTTTTATTGATTTAAGATGATTTTCTTTTAACAAAATTTGCGCGTAACAGTTTTTAATGTTGGCATATATTGCGGGACAAAATTCAAAACATATTTCTTTTGAAGGTAATAAACTATAAATTTTCTTAAAATTATCAACCTCGTTAAGAAATAAATTTGCAACTAGTAACATTTCAATTGCTCGAATTTTAACTATGTACTTTGTTTTTGTGCTTGCAAGATTATCAATTCGAATCAGTATGTCTTCGCTTAATTTTATTAAACTCTTATATTCTTGAACATCTAAGAAATAATATGCTACTGATATTTCCAATAATAGTTTTAGTTCATCAATACGAGTTTTTCCTTGTAAATCTAAAATTTTATTTATAAAAATATTTGTTTCAATCTTTTTCTGTTTCCTCTTAAAAAGCACATCATAAACAATTCCAAATTCTTTAATCTGTTTGTTATTAAGAGTTGTACATTTATTTAGTAAAATCTTAATAAAATCAGGTGTGTAGTTAGCGCTAAAATAACTAAGTGCATCAATAATACATCTAGGCTTGTCCATTTTTTCTATGAATATTTCTAATAATGCCTTTTGTCTTAAGGGTTTATCTTTATAAACGATTTGAATAATTGTAAGAAAAACATAAAAAGGCATTCGATATCTTCCCGATAAGTATTGAGTGAGCGATGATTTATCTATATTGAGTACACTTGAAATATAATTTTTCCTGATATCATATTTCTTAATATCCTCGTCTATCAAATTTAGCAAAGCCAAACTATCCATCGTTTCAACTCCTTTTCACACTAATATATAATTATAAAAACACGAACAGATTATATACAATAAGAATTCAATTTTTAGGTGTTGGGGTTTTTTAGTCAATTTCTTTTAGATAATACTAAAAACTATAGTATTATTTTTTAAATTTTGTAAACTTTTTTTGTCAAATCAACATAAAAGTGTGTAGTACCAATGGTTGTATACAGTTGGGGTATTTCTCAACTCTCCAACCAATTATAAAAAGGTATCCCCATAGGTTTGTAACTTTCTTTTATACTTGAGTCTTTTTTAAATTCCTTTTCTCTTTGTTTTTCAAATTCAGTTACTCTTTCATTAATTTCATGGCTCAATAAATTCCTGTAATCTTTAGCAACACCGTCTAGATATTTACGTTTAATTTTACGTATCGCATTATCGATCTCTCTCATCGGAATATACTGTTTGTAATAATCTCTCAGGGTTTTATTTATTTCTTTAATTTCATTTTCTGAATAGTATTTAACATCATCAGATAAATTTTTGCTTTTTTCTTCCTCCTCCTGCTTCTCATTAATTTCAGAAGGTAAAATTATCTCAGGACTGCCTTTTTTATTTAATAAAGGCTTTTTATTTAATAAAGGCTTTTTATTTACTCGACCTTTTGGACTCTCCAAATTGGACTCTCCATTTCGCAGTCCCCAAATTTGACCGAATTCCTTTTGAGCATTAAGCAGAATTTCATTCTTTTCTTCTTCTGTAAAAGGAAATTTGCGGTAGTAATAAACATACTCATATTTTTTACCGACGCGATATTTAAATTCAATAATGTATTTAGCTTCTTCTAAGCTTTTCCAGGCAGTTCTCACAGACTTTTCACCTTCGTTAACAAATCGCTTGTACAATTCAGTTTTATGTAAATCCCATTCACCGTGGTACGAACATAAATTTACTAATAACCCTAATGCTGTTAATGAAATACTTTCATCGTTTTCAACATTGTTTATTTTTTTCTGAACATCTTGTGCTGTAGCTGTAGGAATTACTATGTCTCCGTATATAACTTGAACCATTTTTGCCATAAAAAAATCCTCCTAATCCAAAAAATAGACTAGGAGGACATAAAATATATACAAAAAAGCTTGTTCTATAATAGCTTGTCTGCTATTATAATTTATAGAAATACTTAAAAAAGTATATAGCTTTACTGTAGATATTAATATGTCTCAGTTGCAAGTTCTAGTCTGAGTCTTCCGGGAAGTTGATACAGATTAGGACTTGTTCTATTTTTCGGACATGTTTTATTTGACTTTATGATAACACTCAAAAAGGTAAATTTCTACAAAAATATTAATCTATTAAAAAAAGCACTCGAAATTGAGTGCTTTTTCTTTGTTTATTTTCGATTTAAGTATCTTGGTTTTTTTCTTTTAACTTTCACTTCGTCTAACAAAGTTTTAGTAATCAAAATAATATCTTCATAATCAGAAATCGGCATAATAAAATGTCCACTATCATGCTTCTTAAGCCATTCATATCGGTCTTCAAATACTTTTATTTGTTTTGATAATTTATTCTTGTTGAAATATACAGGCGGCATGTCATCACCCTTTCACATGAATAGTAATTCTATGTCAAACAACTACAAATTAGAACTTAATAAATTTTTATTTATATTTTTCCTCTAGTCTATTTAACTCCTGTTCAAACTTAGTATAATACTGATCTGCTAAGTTTGCTTTTTTACTTGTTTCGCTTTTCTTTTCAAAGCTACCAGAATTCAAATAAGAAACATATTTTCCCAAATACTCAGCCTTATACTCAAAACTATTGGCATAATATTCCTGCGCCTTTTTAAATTCTTTATCTGTTTTGATTTCTTTTACTTTTTTGGATAGTTCTGAAAAACCATCTTGAATATGCCAGAGTTCCACAAAATAATCAGTTTCACCATACTTGCCTAACTTATAATCGCTTTCTACTTCTTCTAATTTTAAAGAATATTCGTGATTAGCTTCAGCAATTTCTAATAAGTCCTCGTTAAATTGCCTAAATGACTCGGCTTTTGGATTAACGGATAATTGCCCTATTATAATTAAAATAAGAAATATTCCAGCTGACCATAACAATATTTTTTTACTTTTTTTCAAATTCGTACCCCCTTTTCTAAATTAAATCAAATTTAGCATTTGTCGCGTATAAAATAAACAGGAAAAAACATCTATTCGGTTTATTAATTAATTTATTAATAAGTTTACTAATTAGTTTTTTTAACATTTCTACGACATAAATTTGTAGGAATATCAAGTTTTCCAAGGTTTATCATTTAGTTTTTCAATTAGGTTACTAAAAAGTTTTTAAAAAACATACACGCAACTTTTTCACGATAATACTATGAAATTTGCTTGTGTTATTAGCTTTTAACTGCATGAAAACTTGGTAACGGTAATATACGATACTGTGATAAGTTGAAATATTTAATTGATATTTATAAAAAATAACCATCTTTTTTCCATGCGCATGCAAGCTAACTTAATAATTTTAATTGAATTTATATATTCAATAGAAACAAACATAATAAAATTTCACGATAGACTAAAGGAAAATCTTTATATACCAAGAACTCTTTAACTATGAGATAATAAAACCTGTTTGATAAGAAAGGGTGAAAAGATGGAAAAATACTATACAATTCTTCAACTAGAGCCAATGACCGATATACCACATCCCACTATAAGAAGATACATAGAACGGCACGGACATCATTTGAAAATGAAAAAAAAGCATAAAACAGTTCTTGTTGCTGAAGAAAGTGTAAAAACACTTATTAAAATTCGTATGCTGTACGCGGATCGTTTAACAATTGAAGATGTAGATAATGCTTTAGCAACTCAAGGAATACCTGTGACAATTCAAGTAGAAACGGACGACGAAAAACAAATTAAAATGGACTTGAGCGCAGTTATGACAATGCTTAGCAAACAACAAGAGGAATTTCATAAGGAACAGATGGAAATGATGGAAAGCAACAAAGCTGAAATTATGATGAAACAGGAACAAGATAAAAAAGAGATTTTGAATGAAATTAAAAGAATTGAAAAAGAACGTGACGAAAAGTTTGTTAAAGGTTTAAAGGAAGTTTTGGAGAGTAAAAAAGAAGCTGCCTCTGAAGTTGAAAAGAAGTGGTGGAAGGTTTGGTAAATTATTAATACTTGAAAAAA